CCACTCCATACCAACCAAACCAGGACGATAATTCACAGGCCACATCAACATACGCCACAACAGGCGAATATCATCCTCACACGTGATAGTCACCCGCGAAGAACGCCAAGGACCCACACCATGAACCCGACGCACAGGCCCAGAAAAAATCTGGCCACCACCATAATCAACAACCAGCCGTGCACCCGGCTTAGTCAACCCGTCAAGCCTTGAATGATCCCCCGACACCACCAACTCCAAAGTGGACAAACCATTCCACTTCAACGACAACTTCAATGATTCAAAAAAATTGATAGGCGCCACACGGCGATAATCCGGCGTAAACAATGTTATCTGCGGAACAAGACCAGCCATCAACTATTCACCAAGCCCTCAAAAACCTGTACTGCACCGACACAACAATGGCACCCAAACCAACCATCTCAATATTCACACTCCGAGAACCGCCAGGCGGGATAGGCGCAAACTCCCACTCTGTCAAACGATCCATCACATCCTCAAACCCATTCAACAATGCAGACTGTTTACGAGGATCCGTATCAATAGTGATCCAATCATACTCTTCGACAGGATAATCAGAAGACACACGCAAACCATCAATCTGCACAGACCACGACTCCAAAGGCCCCTCAACACGAATCACAGGCCACGCAGGCACATCACCCTTATTCGACAGGTTATCCCAACCCGAACCAACACCAGGCGTCAACACCACAGGAAACGCCGTGCCATCCTTGCCGACAGGGCCGCCACCCAGCCAATCCTGCAACTTCGCGTTACTGAAACGAAACTTTTGCTCATCCCCATACCAAAACGGGTCATAGGCTGTCAAATGAATCACATAGCGCGCATAACCCCTGTTCACCGGATCCACCGTAAACGTGTCATCCACCGAATCAAACCGACACTTCAACACACGCTCACGACCGGCAGGAGTCTTCACCGACAACTCCCCCTCCTCCCCGGGGGAAAACGCAGACCACAACGCGTCATAGGCTTTCAAAAAACCGTCACGAAACCCGCCATCCGGATCCGGGTCAACACCCGACACCAAAACCGGTAATGTCACCTCGCGAGGCTTCACATTAAACCCGCGCCACTCCGAGCCGTGCACCCCAACATGTGTTTGAGAAAAATGCTCAACCTCGGGAACACCCAAACCGCGCAACGAATCATTCAACAACATCACCGGAGACGACCCCGTATAATCCGTCAAATGAAGCACACGCTCATCGCCAAACCGCGGATCCATAGACCAGGTCATAGTCAAACCAGAACGATCAGACGGGTCAGGAATAAACATTCATACCCCTTTACTCACATATAAGCCAACGCGTTCAAAGCGTCACGCTGCTGCCGCTCAATCCGCTTCGCAAACTCGTTAGGATCACCATACGTCGGGCCATTCACATTCACCACAACACTCTCACCCTGAGCACGCCGATACCGGTCGTACGGGGTAAACGAGCCCACAGACGATCGCACACCAAACCGGGCATCCACAGCATCAGGCAGCCGACCAGCCACACCCGACATAGCATCCAACGCCAAACCAGCATTACCAGTAATACCCTCAGCCAAACCGGCAACAACCTGCCTGCCAACCTGGTCACGAAACACCCTAGACGGGGAATGAATACCCAGAGCAGACTTCGCAGCATTCGCAATCTGGGAACCCATATTACGCACCGTATCCAACAGGCCACTCATAGCATTCCGGATACCATTACCCAAACCAGACACCACATCACGGCCAGCAGACACCAACAAGGACCCCATATTACCAAGCGCACGCCGAATATTGCCAGGCAAATTCCGGAAAAAACCCAGCACCCCATGCACCCCGCTAGACACAGCCGAGCCCATAGCGTGCATAGCAGAAGAAGCCGCACTCCGGGCACCATTAAACCCGCGCACAGCACCATTCCGAACCCTAGACGCCATCGACCCGAAAAATCCGCCAACAGCAGACGCCACCGAAGACACAACACTCCGGATAGCATTCATCGCAGCCGAAACAGCGCCACGAGCCGCGTTAAAACCAGACCTCACATGGGCGGCAACCGAAGAACCAAGCCGGGCAAAAAACCCCACAACAGCGTTCACACCGCCCAAAATCACCGACTTGAAACCGTTAATAAACGCTGACGTAAACGCTCTAATATGATTCCAGCCATTCAAGATGGCCGTGCCCATAAACCTCACGCCAGACACTAAATGATTCACAACCCATGAGATGACACGGGTGACAGCCCCAATAATGCGGGCTGCAGCAGACACAATAGCGCCAAGAATACGTGCAACAAACCCGATCACAGCTGTCACAATCGGCATCACAACCGGAATAATGCGGGCCACCACCTGCAACACAACCGAAACAACCTGCATCACTACACGCATAATCGACATGATGACTGGTATCAGCGACCGGATCAGGCCGATGATAGGTGGCAGAACAGACATGACAGCACCCAAAATCTGTTGAATCACAGGCATCAAAACAGGCACCAACTGCATGATTACACCAACAACCTGCCGGATCACAGCCACAACAGCCTGAATAACCGGCATCAACGCCGGTAACAACATTGCAGCAACCTGTGTCACCGCACCAATAATCTGCGTGATCACAGGAACTAGCCGGGCGACAAGCATACTAATCAAAGGCACCAGCTGGGCAGCCAAACTGGCAACCATACCGATAATCTGGCCGAATACTGGCGCCAACTGTGCCACAAGCCCCGCAACCAAACCAAACAGTGGCTGAATAGCGGCCATAATCTGCCCCAAAGCCTGGCCAACCACACCAACAAGCTGCATAACAGCGGCACGGAACTGGGCGTTAGTGGCAAACATGGCCGCAAACAGCCCGATCACAATCCCGACAGGGCCACCCAGGGCGCGAAACACCCCGCCAAGCCCCCCGGCGGCACCCTTCAAAGCACCAAACGACGGCAGTAGATTCTTCAACGACACCGCCAACGGGGCAAACCCTGCAACAAGCTTCCCGACACCCGCAGCAACAATACCGAACACTGCGGTGCCGCCAGCAAACATGGCACCCAAATTCACTTTGGGGACAGGCAAATGCAACCTTGCAAAAACGCCCTTCAACTGCTCCACCTTGGCGCGCATCTGTGCATTCATTCTCGTGATCATGCCCGGCATACGGTTAATCCACGCCAAAATAGACGGCATCATACGCTGAATACCAGCATCTACGGCAGCAAACATCGGCTTCACAGAATCCGTTACCGACTTGATAACCGGATTCAACGCAACAAAAATCTGCCGCAACCCGTTAAGAAACGGTGCCATAGCCGTAGCACCAAGATAACCCAGGGCACCCTTAACATTCTTCATAGCGCCCTCAAACGTCTTACCAGACGCCTGCGCAGCACCACCCATGCCAAGCTTCATCGCAGCCGCAAACGTGGCAAAATCAATCTGCCCCTTCGACACCATCTGCGACACCTCAGCCGACGTTTTACCCGTCTGCCTGGCAAGCAAAGACAGTACAGGAACACCCGCCATAGTAAGCTGCAACATGTCATCGCCCTGCAACTTACCGCGCGCCATAACCGACGTAAAAATAGCGCCCGTATCCTGAAACGACTTACCCGAAATATAAGACACATCGGCAACAGTCTTCAGCACATCCGTCATCTGCCCGCCAGACTTCACACCCGAAGCAGACAACGCCGCCGCAGTAGAAGCCGCATCACCCAACGCATACGACGTACCAGTCACAGCCTCAATAGCCGAATTCATAATCGAAGACGTGTCAGAAGACGTATGACCCAAACCAGTCAACTTAGCCTGAGCCTCATCAATAGCCATCGCCCTAGCAATACCGCCACCAATAGTCACATCATAAATCGACTTGAGGCCCTTTTTGGCAACACTAATAGCGCCCATCATCGCCGCACCACCAAGCGCCAACTTCATGCCCTTAGCAAACAAGCTACCCGAACGCTGACCCTCAGCAGGCATCACCCCAGAAAGCTGTTTACCAACATCAGCCTTCAAACCAGGCATCTTCGTATACAACGACACATATGCGGAAGCAATCTCACCAGACATACACTATTCACCCCATAATATTAATCTCGCGAGACACCCCGCCACCGGCACGAACACGCGCCAAAATATCGTCCACCTGCCCAGACGTAAACCGGGCCCTACGCTCATCCGTCGGCCTCGCCACAGGCTCCGGCTGCCCCTCACTATTAGCAGACCTGTAATGATCCAGCATGTCCAACACAGCCCACTCGCACCATTCAAACGGGCGCTGCCAACCATTCAGGTGGGCCGCCAACTGGCTAGACGTATCACCACATAACACGTCAGCCAGCCGGACAGCCTCACCCCAACACATCACCGGGCCACCAATATCATAAACCGAGCAACCGAACCGGGTCCTCCAATCATATTCGATGGCCCCACGATAATCATCAATCAGGCCGTGGAGCCAAACTATTCCCCCAAAGAGGCACCCTTACCGTCAGGCTTGTATTCCATCCACTGGCGGAAAATCTCGGCCACACGCACCATAGGAAGCCCCTCCAGGGCCTCCACCGCGTCAGCCGAGGCGGCAGCCTCTAACATAGAAAACATCACCTCAACCTGGGCGAAATCCGCAGACTCCCCCGACTGGGCAATCTTAGCTGCACGACGGAAAACGCGGGCAGGAACAGCCTGAGCCGTCTCCTCCGCATCCGCCAACACCCAGCTACGATCACCAATCTTCAACGTGTAACCTGTGTCACTCATCTATCAACAATCCCCTAAACTCGTGTATCAGTTATTAGACGGCGGATTCGGATCCGGCTCAGGCTTCGGAGGCGTCGGAGGAACCGGGGGAGTATCAGCTTTTAAAGCCGTCATCCATCCCCGACCCGATACCGCATCACCCTTCTTATTAATCTGGGCAGGATACGCCTTCAACGTCACACCATACCCATACACCTCGCCATTCTTGCCCTTGATCTCGTCACGATCGATCAACTCAACCTCGGGGAAATAGTAGCGAATAACCTGATCGCCATCAACAATATCCATCAACAGGGCGTGAACACCCGTCGTGGCACCCGGAGAAATATCGAACGAACCCGAATCGGATCCGGCAGTAACCTTCGACTGCCAAAACAGCTCGATAACCTCCTTCTTAGACTCGATCAGCTGGAAAGAAATCTCGATAGAAGACTCCGTAGCCACAGTGCGAACAACATCCGCATTCTGCCAAGCCTTCAAATCATCCGTTTTACGCTCAGGCTTAATCTTAAACCCGTCATCAGACAGGTACCCTAAAGCGGTAAGACCGTCAGGAACCGTCTTCACACCATCAATAGTGTCACCAGCATGAGCTTTACCAATATAAACGTCGCCAGTAACCGCTGAGCGAACATTAGACGCTTTACGTGTTGCAGCCATCATAACCCCCATTAAATATCAAACAAAAAACAAACAACAATATCAAAACAAAACGTTTACTCGGATTCGGCAGGCCTACATATCAGCTCGAACAGCGAATACACATCAAAACGTGCACCATCAACCAGCAAATCAGGACCAGTAGACCGTTTACAGTACACCACAGGGTCACCGTCCACACCATCAGCCAGAACAGCCTCGACACGACGCGCCAAAGACATAGCCCGATCAGGCGTATCAGAAAACACATTCACGCGCAAAAAAACACGCTCACGAACATGCAACTGCGGGCCACCATCCAACGCAAGCCAAATCAGGTCACCCTCAAACCGGTCAGGCACCGTCCCAGTACACGGTATATCAGACAGCCAGCCATCATCTTTGAGCACGCGTTTAGCCCACACGCGAGGATCACCGTAAACGATCACGACGCAGCCCCAATCGACCTCGCCAGCGTGCCACGCTTCGCCTCAATACGCTTCCCACCCTTATAGGTGGTGCCGATACGGGCCACAGCCTCTACACGGTGAACCTGCACCTCCGATGATAATCCGCCACGATACTGGGCCTTATCGAAAGCGTTACCGCCCACATTCGCCGAGGCTGCACGCTTGACACGCTCGCCACGCTCAGCCAACATAGCCTGCACCCCAGAAGACTTCAACACTTCACGAATACCCGGCAAGTTCAGCTTCACATTCACATCCTGAGCCACTACCCATCAGCCCTTCTTACGCTTCACATTAATCTGCGTACCAGCATCCCAACCGGACATGGGGTGATGCCACACCATAGGAGACCCGTCAGCCTCCCACACAACACCCCGAATACGCCACCGGCAACGATAATCAGCACCCACAACAGGGGACTTGAAAAGCATCGACCAATGCTCATAGTCAGAGTCACGCCCCGCGGCCTCATCCTCCTGCGAAACGGAAGCATAGATGGCCACGTTATGGTACACGGTTTCTACAGGATGCCCCCAATCCTCAACCCTGTCTCCAAGATCATCGACACGAACAGTCGGTTGAAGCATCACAACCGTTTCACCGTAAGGAAAACTGGTCATATCATATCTCCCACAAGGGGCCAGCGTAGCCGTTAATATTCGACCCGCACGAGCAACCCTCACCCCACACCGTGGAACACACCTCAGAATGATTCACGCTACTCCTCATGGTCGGTGTGATAGTGAACGCTTTACCAGCCCCACCATCACCCTCACACAGCTTCTTCAACGCGGCAATCTCGGAAGGCCACAACAAGTTCGTGGGAGTATTAGACCGTGTAGTCTGAGCGAACGGGCCCGCCGACTCGTACTGCACCTGACCCGACACGCCAGTATCATTCCAGCGCAGCAAAGCCCTGCGCAGGATCGCCTTAGCGGCATCCTTGTATTTGAAATCCGGTTTAGCGATACAGGGGGCGACACTGACAGCCACAGCCTCCACATCGGCAATCATCGCCTCAAGCTTCTCTCTAGGAATATCGGCGAAAGGCTCAATATCCTCAGGCTTCAAAATGATACCCATCAACACCACCCCCTGCACACAGCATAAACATTATCGCAACAAATGAATCAGTTCTCGGCCGGCGGATTAGGCTTCGGGGCAGCCTTCTCCTTCACAACAGCAAACGAATCAAGCGACTCGATAGCCACATACAGGACAGCCTCGGCACGAACCATAACCTCATTATGGCCCTTCAGGTCACGCCCAGTCTGATCCGGGTCACCATACTCGATCAGTTCGATCGGGAAGTTACGCTGGAAACCCCAATGAACACGAGAGAAATCACCCACAATAGCCTTAACACCCGACGTAGGCGACATCTCCGGGGAACCCGAAACAGTCGAAGAAGAACCAACATTCAGGCCGCGCCAATTATCCAGGCCAGCGAAACCGGCGGCAGGATACATAGGCTGGCCGGCAAGCGGAGACCCCTTCGGATACACCTCAGTAGACAGGGCAAACGAGAACGCCGGATCCAAAGCAACACCGTTAGGAACCTGCAAACCGGCCCCAGCGATAAGGCCAACAGCCTTGACCAGATCAGCCGTAGCGCTATCGGTTGCATCAACAATATGCTTCGTCTTATCCAGCGACACCTTGACAGCCGCAGCAGGCTTACCAGTGGCAGGATCAATACCGTGGAAAGCAATCAGATCCACGGCGCGACCAATCGAAGCACCCAGGGCAGGCGAAATCAGATCCTGCAAAACACCCAGACGGTAATCAGCATCAGCCCACATAAACTCGTCCGAGACACGCTGCTGAGTCACAACCTTGATAGGCTGCGCAGTAAACGCCGAAACATCAACAGACGCGGAAGGCTTAACCTCGCCCTCACCAACAATCTTGGCGCGAGGAACACCACTAAACACGGCACCCTTCACAGGCCCGAAAATAGTCGGCTGCTCCGGCGAAAGCTTCGCCAAAACACCAGAATCGATAGCACGGTCACGAACCGCACCAATCATAGAACCAGGAAGCTCAAGCTTCCCTGCAGAAAGAAAATCGTCAGCCATCAGAAATCATCTCCTAGAATTATTGACAAGAGCATCCACAAAAGCGACACCCTCACGTCGTTTAACATCATCAACGGGGGCACTCCCCGCAAGACGGCGCACACCCGCGCCACCACTACTATGGTCGATCAAACCTTTCAAAGCTTTCGCAGACTCGGCAAGCGACTCCTTATCGCCACCCGACAAGAAAGCGATCGCATCACTGGATAAACCATACTCTGAAGCAACCTCGCGCTTCACACCCTCAAGAACAAACCCGTTGATCCTGTCTTCGAGTTCCTCATTCTTGCGGCGAAGCTCATCAATAGTAGATCCAGAATCGTCACTCGATGTACGAAGCTTCTCCAATTCGGCGAAATTACTTTTAGCACGAGACTCCCACTTACGGGCCTCAGCCTTCCAATCCGTGCCAGAAGAAGACTCCTCCTTCACGGAAACATCACCGGCATGATCATCGCCGGCAGCCTGCCCATCCTTCACAACATCAACAACGTCTCCACCCTTTCCGGGCTCCACAACATCATTGTCAACATTCTGTTCTTCAACACTCTGATCGGCCATAGCCTAACCCTACACTCCTTGCGGAAAACAACACTAACTTGTTGGCCCCCGTGCGGGAGACAACCCTGTGCACCGATAACCGGCGGTGCACACCCGGAAACCACATCAAATTATCTCATGCCGCCAACAGTACGCATAGCCTTCAAAATATTGCCAGGCGACTGCTGCAACCCATGATCATCAACCCACTCGCGGGCCTTCTCATACGTCCTCTGATACTCGGCATCAGCCCTATTCGGTTCCCAAGGGCCAACAACCTCAACCACCGTACACCCGCAATGATCATGATACTTCGAACCAAACGGACGCTTACCACCACGCTTATGACGCCGCGTATGACCCGTAGTAAGCGCCCGCTCTTTGGTCGTATAATCCGACCTCGTAGCCAACATGGCACAAAACGCGCACGGATCACCATCAGTCACCCTGCGCCACGACCTACCCTGCGCACCCGCAGACCACTCAACCGTGTCACGGCCAGCATTCATCACAGCCCGATTAACACCCGCAGCCATCACATCAATCGTGTCATTCGCCCTATCCGGGTCACTCTCAAGAATCTTCATAGTCGAAAACGACCTAGCCAAAGCCGCCGCAGCATCAAACTCGTCATACACAATCAAACCCGGATCCACACCATTCAACCGGCGAAAATCCGACACAAACCTGGCCGCCAACGATGCC